CTAATATTTCTTTGTTTGGTAATTAGTCGTTCGTTTCAACTGGTGCTCCTACTGGACAACAATAATTAACGAACATTACAATTATTCCAATTAAAACCTGCTTTTACACCTTCTTTATAAATTTCAATGAATTTTTTCTTAAAAAATACTCTTTCGACAATATTTAATCTTTTTAACACAATATCTTCTGTTTTTCTCATATACAATCCCTCTCTTTCGTAAAAATAATTTTTATTTAAGAGATTATACTTGTTATAAATTATACCCTTTCCATCATTTTTTGTAAATGTTTTTTCGACAATTTCCATTTTTCTTTCTCCAATATACTTTATTTCATCCGAGCTCTTTTGATGTGATTATTGTATATTAGATTTTACCAAAATGTTAAAATATTTTATAAAAGAGTCTTTTTCTTTTATAAAATGTCATTGTTCGACAAAATTGGCTTTTTTTATTTTTGCCTTTAAAACTCTCCAATTCCTTTTATTTCAATGTCTCCGAGTTCATATAAGTCGGTAATTCTAAAAGCCAATGCATTTGCTATTACTACCATTTCTGCAAATAAAACTTCGTCTGCAGGAATTTTATTGTTCTCTAAGTCTGATAAATACTCTCTTTCTATTCCTGTCACTTCTTCAAGTTCCCTTAAACTTACTCCTTTTTCTTCTCTCTTCTCTTTTATTTTAAATTTTATTGTCATGTTATTCACCTCAGATTTAATATGTCCAAAATTGTTTATAACATACATTTCATCCACTATGGTGGATATTTTACGAAACTATACAAAAAAGAAAAGCCCCATTTCTGGGACCAATTATGCTTCTTTTAAAATCGATTTCATTATGCTTTCATAACTTCGTTTTGACATAAATTGCAAACTCTGTATACTTAACAAGTTAAATCTCTTTGCTAATTCTGTATATTGTTTTCTTGTTAGTCTTATTTTTAAATATTTCATCATTTGTAGTGATTTAATATATGCTTCGTTCATATTCATCACCTCTACATAGATTATAGTACATTATGTTAATTTTTTGTGTCGAACGGTGTCGAAAATTTTACATTATTTTACAAAGTTATCCACATTTTTAAAATTTCTTTCCACAATTCATAAAAAATTATCCACAGTTTTTTCGACTTTTTATTGACATTATCTTATATTTTTGATATATTGTGTTTATCGTTTATATATCACTCTAGCAACAGGTATATTAATCAGCAGTTATGCTGCTGATAGCAAGGCAGTTTTCTTCCATAACTGTTGATAAACTGTACCTGTTCCGCAGTTTAAACTTTGCTAAGAAGGGAGTGATAAAGTTGGAAAAAAGTAACATCAACGTTTTAGCAATAAAATATCTCGGTAGAGCTTTAATAGCATTTATAATTGGATTTTTTGTGTTTTTGTGTGCCACAATAAGATACAATACATACCTATCTTTCTCAAAAGAAAAAATTGAAGTTCGTGCGGAGAACTCCAATTCAATTAGATAAGCGGTAGACAGAGAGAAGAAGTTCTCTCTTTCTTTTTTATTATAATAATATTATTATTCATTTGTGTCAATAGATATTACAATTATTTAAAATAAATGTAATATTTCTGTTACAAAATTGTAACATTTCTTTTTCTATCTGTCAACATTATATCATAAATTTTATATAATTTCAAGTAAAAAATGCTTATTTTAAGCCAAAAATCAAGCCTTCACAATCAATTTTAAGCCGTTTTATTTTTCAATTAATGTAATTATATACCTTGATTTTTAGTCATAAAACATTATTTTATTTTTATTAACAAATTTCGACATAATTTTTATATTTGATATGTTATAACTAGGAAAAAGGAGGGATTTTTATGAATGAAAAACATCATTCCAATGCAATTTTAATGGAAGAATTTTTAAAAAAAGAATTTGAAGCAGAAAGATATGACTTTGGTGGTATAATTGACTCGGACTTTATAGATAGAAATTGTAATTTTGGGTATTGCATTCCAATAGTACTTGCTAAATATTATCACTCTAATAAAAAACCAAAAATCGATGACTTTATAAATAAGTATAAAAATTTTTCTAATATGGATTTAAAAAATATATCTCAAGAAAAATTCGAATTAATTATGAAAGAACTTTCACAGCTTATACAAAAATTAAATTAATTTTCAAAGGTAGAATAATCTCTGCCTTTTATTTTACATTTTTGTACAATAATTTAATGCAATCCACCCACTTGGAGTTAATCCAAACTCATTTTGAATTTTGGTAACTGTTGTTACTACTCCACGTTTTAATCCATTAGTATATTGCTTTCCTAATTTTTTATTTTGATATCTTGCATTAGCTGTTATTTGTTTATAACTTTTTGTTTTATAGTTTGTTCTTGGTCCTTTACAAACATTTAGTACATTTGCATTAATTTTATATACTTTCAAAAACGCAAAAAAGAGGTAAATTGAAATTAATCAACTTACCTCATCTTTTTATCTATAATTATTAACATTAATATAAGCAATTCTACCAGTTGCATTTACTTTTACTTTATCTATATATGAATTTATATGTTTTAAAACTGTTACTGTAGTATTTACTTTATATTGATATCTTACACCGCTCAAATTTGATTTTGAGTATAATGTACACGCTTTTGTTTTTCTAGTTGTATTTTGTGTTACTGATACATTTGTGTAATTACTTTTGTTTATGTATGCAACTCTACCAGTCATATTAACTCTAATTTTATCTACATTACTTGATATGTTTTGTAGTATTGTTATAGTTGTATTTGCTTTGTAATTATACTTATAACCTGTTAAATTCGAATTACTATATAAGATACTATCTCTAGTTAATTTCTTAGTTTGTCCGACTGTTTGAACAGTATTTAATGTACTTATATCTCTGCTTGTGTATGATAAAGATATCCAACCTAGATTTGTTTTTCCAAATCCATTTGACTCTGCTAATATAGTTACTATTGAACCTTTTGCATATCCACCAACTCTTGAATATGATGTACTTGCTCCTGTTCTAATATTCAAACCACCATTTGCAGTAATTCTAACTTGATAATTTACTGTATTTACATTTGATGTTGTGTTATCTGTTACTACTGTTGTAGTTGTATTTTCTTTTATGTCTGTTCTATCATTTTTAAAACAGAAGAATTTTTGGTAATTAGCATATGCTCTGAAGTTTTCTATTGATACATATACTGTATTACCACTAACTGTTGCTTTTCCTCTTCTAGAACTTACATTGAACTTTCCGTTATACAAATAAGGGTCATATACTTTTATATAATCTCCTTCAACTCCTGTTAAAACTATAAAATGTCCTCCATATGTAAATAAGCCTTGATTACAACTTGCTATTATATAATGATTATCTTTTAATTTTGCTACTGCATCATCTAATTTATAGCATTCACTATATCCAATATCAAATACATCTGCAGTCCATTTGAATGCACTCCAGTATGTTCCTTGGTTTGCAGAACGATAACCATATTGTGTATATAAGTTTGCCATTTGGTTTGGTGTTATATTACCTTTTATACTTGAAACAACCATTGCTGCAGAAGTTGGTCCACATCCTGATGTTCCTATTGTTTGTGAACTATCTCCCACACTAGAATACATATTATAACGCCATCTATTGTCTAGTTGTGAATAATATGTTAATCCTGCATATTCTCCTAATTGAACATTTGGTGCTTTTTCTGAGCCTTCATATGCTACTATTCCTTGCTCTTCAAAACCTTCTGACTCTGTTTCTTGAACTTCTAGACTTTGTTCGTCTGTTTCTGTTAGACTTGGTATTTCTGTACTAGATTTGTTTATTTCATCTATTACTGTATTTATTGCTTCTGATATTTTATTTGTATCAACTTGTCCTGTTCTGTCATATTCTAAATAGCAATTTAATAGTAAAGAACTAGCACATAATATTGATATTATTAAGCCTATTGTACGCTCTTTATTTTTGAATATATTTTTTAATTTTTCTTTCATTGTTATCACCTCTTACATAAATTTACTTAATCCTAACGCAAAAGCTATTGCTGTTAATATTATTCCAGTTATAAAAGAAATCACCTTACCTTTTACTTGTTTTTTAGTGTCTTCATAATCCTTAATTGGCTTTTCTTCTATTATTTTCAAGCGTTCGTTCATTTTGTTTTGGTCTTCTCTCATTGCTTTCATTTCTGTTGCTATTTCTCTTACACTTAATGTTAAGTCATATATATTTTCAACTTTATTTTCAACAGCATCTATTCTTTTTGTATTTGACTTTTCTCGTTCTTCCAAGTGTGCTACTTTTTCGATTAGTTCTGTATCTTGCATTATTCTTCCTCCTTGGCTGTTTCTTTATTTTCAGTTTGTTCAACTTCTTCTGTTGTTTCCTCTGCAGTTTTTTCTACATTCTCTACTATATCTTCTGCTATCTCTTCAACTTTCATTGACTTTTCTTGCTCTTCTGCTAAATATGTAATTAACTCTTCATAGTCTTTTGCATTTATTTTATTTTTATCTGCAAGTTTGGAAGCTTCTATTATTGCATAATCTACTGTATATACATTACTTTTATATAAGTTAATTACTGCATTTTTGAATAACTTTGATAAATCTATCATTTCTACACCCCCTCACTTGCGTTATTTACTGCTAAAGCTTGTGTATTATTTAATAATGTCTCTAAGTCTTTTGCATAATCTAAACTTAATATTGCTTTACTATCTGTTGTTATGTTTGTTACGTTTTTATATGTTCTTGCGTTGTTTAGTTCTTTTGCTACTGCTTTTTGTTCGTCTGTGAATTTTAGCCTTGTTGGTGTTGCTAGTTGATAGTATACAACTACTGGTGTTCCTGCATCATATTGTGATTTTAACCATACTTTCCATTCATTCACTGAGCTTGCTATTGCTTTTGGTGCGACAAAATATTCATACTTATTAACTGAATAAAAAGAATATATTCCTACACCTTTATTTAATGCCACAGCAAATCCTTGCGCTATTCCTTTATATTTAAAATAATTACAATATTGTACGTCTGTATCACTTTTAAAATCACAAAAGTCTGTATTAGATAAATTTGTAAAAACCGCATTCGTATCGTTGGAACTTGGCATTCTCCAACCTTCATCTCCTGTTAATATTTTCTTTCCCCATGTATGTACTTCTTCTTCGTTGTCATAATCAAGATAGTCATTTACTAGCATTTCTTGTTGTAACGGCATTATGTATTTTTGTTCTTCGTGTTGTTCATATTCTGTTGCTGTTGAGCTTTCTTCTAATTGTGCTTTAAATGTAAAATCTATTTTTGTTCCTTTTTCAAGTTTTTGTCCATAAAACATAAAACCATCTGGCTTATATTTATCTAAGTTATCAACTGTTGTTTGTTTTTTTCCTTCATTTATTATCCCGTTATTTATTGCGTTGATTTTCGTTAACGTAACCATACATTTCGTTGGCATAAGATTTGATATACTTAATATATATTTTTTGTCTTTGCTAAGATATTTCAATTCTTCAAATGTCAAAGTAGTATAAAATGTTGTATCTGTTGTAGTACCTTTTACATTAAATTCTTGTGTATTTGCATTATATGAAAATGTTATTCCCTTGTTTTCTTTGCTTTGACTTTTTAGTGCAGGAAACAAATTTTTGTTACATTTTGTTACTTTTACACAACCTTGCCCATATTTGCTGTACGGTGTGGCTACTTTACCTTTTTCTAATTTTATTTTTTCTCTTGTTACTAATTCACCGCGAAACTGATACACTATAAGCAATTTTCATATACTTAGCATTGCTTACAACTTCAAATGTATTATTAAATGTACCACGAAGGCCATATGATTTTCCTGATATAAATTTTTTATTTTCATCATAATAACATACTTTTACTTGAAAATAATCTGAACTACTCTCCCATCCGAAAGTATACGTTTTGTTTAATATTTCTATAAAATCTGAACATTTCCAAGAATTGTTTAAAATTATTTCACCTGTTTTTTCATTTAAAAATCCATCTTTCACAGCGGCTATATCAAACTCATTCACATTACTACCAACAGACTCAATCTCACTTTTGTAATCTGGTGATGGACTTGCTCCGTATTGTTCGTATGTTAAATCATTCACTGATGTATCTAATATTTGATAATATATTGTTTGATTGTTCAGTGTTGTTTCTTTGTATACTATTATTCTAAATATTGTATAATCGATATTTTCTTGCATATTTGTTGTTATATTCTTATTGACGTTTGAAAGTATTGTAAATGTATTTTTACTCCAATCACTTGTATATGCCAATATGCTTATTTTTTTTGGTACTTGCGTACCTGTTAGCATTCCTACTATTTTTTTACTTGAGCCATTTATTGTTTGTAATTCTGATGAAAAAGTCAAGACTGAGTCTGCCGTTGCAGTTCCATTACAAGTTATTGAGCCATCTTCATTAAATATATATGTAATTCCATCTACTGTCACTTTTTCTCCTGCTTTGTACTTAGCAAGTGTATTTAGATAGTTCTTTCCACTTCTCATCTCCTGCTCGTGATTTCCACTTATTCCAATTCTTGCTCTGCAGTTGCTACTGTCTTCTACGTGTATGTATTCTCCGCTTGCTTGTCCTCGTATACTTGCTTGATAAAAGTCTTCTTGTGCTTCTTTTAACTCTTTTTCTAGTTCTGCTTTTTCATTTTGTAATTCTATTATTTTATTATCTTGTTCTGCATCTTTTAATGCTTGTTCTTTTTTTGCATCTGAAATATCTTTTTTTATTTGAGCATCATTATATTTCGAATTTTCTATTGCCTTATCTGTACTTTCTGCCATTTTCTTCATATCAGCAAGTACATCTGCTACACTATTCTCGTTATCATTGTAATATATTTTATTTTTACTTGTTTCAGCCATTTTATGCTCCTTTCAAGTTTTTATATTTATAATTTTTGAAATATTTATAATTCTTTGTTTTCATTTCTTTATAAGTTAAATAATTTATTGTTTTTACTTTTAATCTAAAAGTAGAACCAACTTTAACCTTAGTCGGTTCTACTATAATTTCTTGTATTTTCATACTATCCCTCCGGTGTGATATCTGCAACATACACTCTAAATGTTGTAAACTGTTCATTAGATATATACCCAACCAAATTATGATACCTCATCTGTATTCCAAACTTATCCATCTCGTCTGTACCATAATAGAAATTGCTTGTTGGTTGCCAGCCGTACTCTGTTTCTACTTCTGCTGCAAGAACTATATAGTTTCTATTTGCCTCAAAAGATACTGTTGCTACAAATTTGTCTTCTACATTTCTTCTAGATAAGCAACTGCCGTATTTTGAATTTTCCTCCTAATATGTATGCACTCCCATTTTCGACTGCAGCTAATTCTCTTGTCATTTCTGCTAGTACATTTCTACAATCGCTCTTTATTTGAGAATAGATCCCATCAAAACTCAAGAATTGTCTAGTATCTTTAAATTCTGTTATTCCGCTTGTTCCACTTTTAAATCTAGCAAATTCTAATTGATATAAACTATTTTTTCCGTTGTATTTGTTGATATCTTGTTGTGTGACAGACGGATAACTAGAACTTGATGTTAATAATTTAAAAGATACTTGACTAAAACTATCTTTCGTTGATTCTTTTGATAAATCAATTTCTAATATTAGTAAACAGTATAAACTTTCTGTGCTCACTGCTACAGTTTCATTATTTATTACTGCAACAGGTCTTCCCGCTATCTCACATAAGCCTTCCGAAATTGTTATTGAATTGTTAGTTTTGCTTAAATCCATTCCGTAGAAAATACCATCATTTTTATTTAAAAATTCTTGATGTATTCTTGCATCTACTTCTGCATTTGCTAATTGATTTGTAAATCTAAAACCTTTTATCATTCTTTATTCCTCTCTTTCAATAATTTATCTATAAAGTTAACTCTCATATTTCCGCATGTTATTTCAATAAAATTGCTTCCGTCGTCTTTTATTGCTGAAATATAAGTATCTAATATTATATTATTATTAGTTCTTACGCTAAGCGGTGTTCCCACTTTCATTTTGTCTACATCAAATAGTTTACTATTTCTATTTATCTTAAATGATATATAGTGATTATAAGTATTTGATTTAAATTTATCTAATGCTGTTTGCATTGCATCTTCTGATTTTGCTGTATATACAGTTTCAATATCTCCAATTGCTCTATTAACATCATCTTTATTTTGAGTTGTTGTTCTGTCACTTAACAAATACCATGTTTGTATGTCTGTATTAGTTTTTACAACTACTTTTGAAATAACACTTGTTTCAAACTTTTCTGCATAATTACTGATATCTTGAATTGTTGTATCTATCAGTTGTACTTCGTTTTCTTGCTTATATATTGTTAATTTTATTCTTTTATTTACATACGAAAAATCAAGTACAATATTATAATTTTGACTGCAATTTGTTATAAATGTATGAAAATTATAAATTCCATTATCATTATCTACTGATTTTGTTATTTTTGTATGTGTTTTAACTTCAACATCTAACCATTTGATATTTAATAATGTATCATCTGAATTAGTAAAATTGTTATAAATTTCTTTAGCAATAAAATCTTCTATTCCAACTTCACTAATCAAATTTTCATTTTCAAGTATAATTTTTCTATCAAATATATTAGATATATACTTTAATGTAACTTTCCTTTTTAACTCTCCATCTTCGTTCTCTATATCTTTTATTTTTCCAGCATAATCTATGTTACCATTTCGCTGTAAAACGACTATATCGCCATTTTCAGCGTTTATTTTCTTCATTATATTGAATATTGTGTTTTTATTTGTTTCTTCATCTATGATATACTCATAATTTTCAAATTCAATTACATCTTTTATTTCCAAATCTGTTTTACTCAAAAAATACACTAATGTTTCTTTTGATACATTAATGCTTTTTTCTTTTGCCCATATTTGAATTTTCTTTGTTGATGTTTCTGTGTTTTCTATTAAATCTTTAAATGTTATTTCTGCATTGTATATTCCGCCAGTTTTCGGTGCTTCGATTTCTATTTCATAAAATCCACTTTGTTCGTTATAAACTAAATCATACTCTATATTATTAAAAGTTGCTTTTACACTCATAGTTTACACCACCTTATATTGCGGAAATATAGTTAATTTTGCATTTAGAACATCATCGTCTGCTGTTAGTCTTATTTCTGATACTCCGTATTGGCAATTTGAAAATATTTTGTTTTGTAATATCAATATATTCTTTTCTCCACAGATTTTCTTTTGTTCCATCTGTATTTTGTTTTTGTATGTATATCTCTCCTATTTTGCTTGAATATAAAAGTTTTTCAAATTCATTAATCGTAACTGGAATTTTGATACTTGCATATTCTTCATCGTCAACTAAAACTGTGATGGTTGGATTTTGTACAAATCCATCAATTTCAACTTGTATTGGTGCTTCTACATGCCCTTTATTGTCAAATTGTATTGCTCTTGTATTATAATCTATATATCTACTATTCCACCTATAATTGTATCTCATTTCATCTTCGTATGCTTCTATTTTGAATATTGTTTCATTTTGTTCATACCACAAAGAAAGTCCGGCAAATTCTACAGGACACGCAAGCCATTTTCCAGTTTTTTCCGTTTTATCTAATTTTATTATAGTAATATCTCTATAATATGTTCTTTCTTCCTTTTCAAACGGAATTATATATAACCATTTTAACTTTTTAGAGCTTTCTACAAAATCACCAAATTCTTTTATTTTATCATATGATTTAAAATATAGTGTTCCTTTTGGTTTTTTTTGTTCAATTTTTCTATTGTTTTCAATAAATTCATTTTCCGATTGTACGAAATTAATATTATAAGCATATCCTAACTCAGAAGGAGATGTAAGAAAACATCCTTCATCTAAACTATCTAATCTAAAATGTTGCCCTTTTTCATTTTCAAGTATAAATCTTCTTACTTTCATCATTTTCATCTCCTTCTACATTACTTCTCCAAACTTATTATTGACAGATGTAATAACAAATCTTCCTGCCACATCTTTATCAATTATTATTTGTGCATCCAAATTTTTTACAGCAGTTACAAAAGATTTCGTTATATTTTCTAATGTCAATTGATTTGATGTATCTGCTTTTGTTACTGTTGAATTAATATCAAATTCCGTTGGTATTGATGCAGACATATCATTCGATACTGTTTTCATTGTATCAGAAAATCCCTCTCCTACACCTAAGGCGAGGTTTGTTCCTATTTCATCTTTAAATACTTTTGAAGGTGAATGTATTCCAAAAAAAGCCTTAATACCATTTAAAATATTTCCACACCATTCTTTAACTTTTCCAAGCAACCAATCTTTTGCATTTTTTATTCCTTCCCAAATACCTGATACAAGATTTTTCCCAACTTCATGCATATTAGAGAAATAATTTGCAAAACCTCTAACTAATGAACCGATAATTTGAGGGATTTTACTAATAAGTTGTGGAATTGCTTTTATTAATCCTTCTGCAAGTTTTATTGTAAGTTTAATACCAGCTTGTACCAATTTGGGTACATTATTTGATATAGCAATATATAATTTATCTATAATAACAGGTATTTTATCAATTAATTGTGGTAAAGCATTTACCAGTCCTTCTGCTAAACCAATTAGTAATTGTATTCCTGCATCGATTATCATATCTATATTATCCAGTAATGTTGTTGTCATTAATAATACAGCATCAACAATAGCTGGAATTAAATTTGGCAGACTTTCTGCAATTCCCTGTATTAAATATGTTAATACATTTATTCCTATTTGTAGAATATCTGGTAATAATGAAATAAAAGTATCTAAAATAGTTTTTCCTACTTGTCCAATACTTTCCATTACATTTGGCAAATACCCTGAAATATCATCTACTAGAGTAGTTGCAAAATCTATTAACATACTTATAACTTCTGGTAATAATTCTGTAACAGTATCTCTTATTAATGACATTACTCCAAATGCTATTGTACCTATTCTTGGCAAGACATTGTCTGCTGCTGTAAAAATACTATCAAAAAAATTAGATACTAAATTATCCCAATCTGCATCATCATCTGCAACACCTGTTAATAAGTTGTCCCAAGCAGATTTTAAAGATGCAATTGAACCTTGAATAGTTGTACTTGCTTCTTTTGATGTTGTTCCTGCTATATCCATTTTCTTCTGCATTACACTTATTGCATTTACTATATTTCCAAATGACATACTGTTTGCATCAACTGTTACTCCTAATTCTTTTTGTACATCTTTCATGTTTGCAGCATCTTTTATTAATCTTTGCATTTCTTCCTTAGTTCCGCCATATCCCAACTTTAAGTTATCTAGCATTGTGTAATTTTGTTTTGCAAAACCTTGATAAGCATTTTGAATACTTGTCATATCAGTTCCCATTTTGTTAGCATTATCTGCCATATCAACTACTGCTCTATTAGATACTTCTGCTGCCTTTTTAGTATCTCCATTTAAACTTTGTAACAAACTTGCTGAAAATGATGTTACTGTTTCCATATAATCATTTGCTGATAATCCCGCTGTCTTATATGCATTAATTGCATACTCTTCAACAACACCAGCATTGTCTTTGAATAATGTTTCTACACCACCTACAAGTTGCTCATAATTAGCATAACTATCTAGTGCATCTTTTCCAACACTTAATAATGTAGAACCAACTTGTTTAACGGCACCTGCTACTGATTTCAAGCCACTCGTAATAAAATCTCCTAAAACATTTGCTTTTAGCAAATCTCCAAATTTTATTGCTCCTTGTCCTGCATCATCAAAACCATTTTTCATTTCTTTAAGTTCTTTGTTGCTTTTACCTGTTGCATTTTCCATTTGTACTAATTGTGTTTCAGCATTATTAAGTTGTGTTTTAAATATTTTTACTTTTTCGTTATTTGATCCATATTCTTTTTCCGCTTCTGATAGTGCACTTCTTAAACTGCTGATTTTTTCTTTCTGTTCTTGTATAGTTGTATTCATATTTGTGTAAGCATTTTTTGTTTCTTTTACTGTTTTATCTCCAGACGAAAACTGTATTTGTTAATTTTAGTTCACTTGAAACTTCTTTTAAATTAGTTGTTATATCTCTTAACGCTTTTCTGTATTCACTCTCTCCAGTTAATTTGACTGTTCCTCCAAAACTTGATGCCATTTTTTCACCTTCTTTATTTATAAAAATCTATATAATAAAGAAAGGTATTGGGTAACTACTTCACTAACTCTGTATGTGCGTGTTCCTCACTCTTTTCTTTTTGTATTCTATTTTTGCATCTTGTGCATTTTATTTCTCCTTCGATGTGACTTATAAAAAGCAGAGTTTGTCCACATTGAGGGCATTTAATTTTTTCCATCTTATTCATCACTAAACATTTCTCCTTGATGATTTATTCTTTCTTCTATTTCTTCATATGTTATATGTTTCAATTTAAAATCATAATCGTTTTTATAATGCTTATATAATTTCAGAAATTTTAATAAAGTCATTCTCCCCACTTCTTTTTCACTAAAACCTAATAAGCAATGTCCAATAAATAATATCCACGAGAAATCAATAATAAATTCTTCATCCTCGTGGATTACACGTTTTTTTCTTCTTCGTTAGTCTTTGTTGATTCAATTACTGTTTCTTGAACTTTGTCTGTTAATCTCTTCATTCCTAATTCTGTTATAAGTCTTCCAACTTGTTTTGCTGTTAAAAATTCTCTTTTAGTTTCTAAGTTTTCATTTTCAATGTCTATTCCTTCGTTAATCATTTCAGTTATTCCAAATTTTAATGCTCCAATATTTGGTTCTTGTTTTTTACTGTCTGTCATATCTCCCCATTTTTCATATGAACCATATTTATCTTGTATTTTTTCAATTACATTCATTGTAAATGCCAATGGATACTCTGTATCTCCACATTTAAAATGTTTTATAGTATTTGTCATTTTTTACCTCCTAAAAAATTAAAAGTAGACTAAAAATTAGCCTACTTTTACTACTTTTATTTGAAATTATTTTGATGGTGTTAATAATTTTTCTAAATATGTTTTTGCTTCTTCTGGTGTTGAAAATGTTTCAGTTTTTTTCCAATCTCCAATTTTCATTCCATTGATTTCTTCTTCTAATTCCAATACAGTCGCCTCAATAGAAACTGTATTAAATTCTATTGATTCACCTTTTGTTTTTCTATCCGCAGTTACTTTTGTTATTTGAATACGTGGTAAAAATTCCACTTTATAACTTTTTTTACCTTTATATATTTTAGTAACAATATGTCCATAACCAATTTCTGGAGCAACATCTTCAGAATTTTCAGTTATTTCTTTTTCTGTTGTTGTACATCCTTTTATATCTGCATATACTTCATCTGTTACATCATCAACTGTTAAATTCAAAGTTCCACCTTTATAAGAATAGTCTTTTTCTGCGATTATATCATCAGCATATAATTTTGTACTATTTCTATCCTCTGTTATTTTTGCATCAATTAATCTTCCTAAAACTGGTACTATTGCTTCTTTTGCTAACGCTGCATATTTCTTTGTAGCATAATCTATTTTATTATATTTTGCTGTTCTTAATCCTATACTAGCCATTTATATACCTACCTTTCTTAAAAGAACATGTTCTATGATATAAGCCTGTTTCTTCTTCAAAAAACTCTTGACTATCTCCATCCCATGTCCAATCATTTTCTTTCATTTTATTTTTTATTGAACTCATTGTTTTTAAATAATTGCTATCACTATAAATATCTATATCAACAGTTACTTCACTATCTGTTATTTCATCATCACTTGAAGAAATCGGTTCTTCATCTATTATTGTCCATACAATATAAGTCTTTTTGTTTCCTTTATACTTTAGATGTGCAACTGGGATATCTAGATTTAAAATCTTTTTTATTTCACTTTCCATAATTACTCCTTTGGTAAATATTTTTCTTGAATTTTTTTCATTTCTGACTCTATTTCTGCTTTTCTAAATGATTTACGCATAAATGGATGTTTCTTTACTGTTGATGTTCCGTGTTCAAAAACATTTCCAACAAGTGGTGCTGGTGTTGTTACTCCTCTTTTGTTCTTGAAATATCCATATAAGCCAACTTTAGTATTTATTCCTTCATCACTTGGTGTTTTATATACTTTTGTTATTTTTAAGCACTTCATTATATTAGAATTTTTAAAAGAAGTAGGAACATTTTTAAGTACATTTTTATATACCCTTTCTGCTCCCGCCTTTGTCATTTCCCCCATCATTTTTTCACTATCTTGGTCCAATTTTTGAAACATCTTTATTAAATCATTTGGTAGTTCTTCCTTAAATCTAGCCATTATTTTGTAACCCTCTTGCATTGCATTTCAATTTCAATATTTGCCTCATTCACATTATTTAAGTATTCAACAGTATAAATTTTATTTTTATATTTTACATAAACATCTCTGTTTGAATTGTAATATGCATCTTCTACTTTTTTTGAATATCTAATAGTAAAATTAGTATAAGCTTTTTCAAAATCAGAACCATTCGCAATCAAAGTATAGCCTTTTGTTGTTTTTACTTTAGAAAAAGGTTCAAGGATAATAACTTCATTTTTTGTAACAAATCCATCATTATCCTCTATTTCTTCAATTTGATATATAGATATTTTTTTGTTATAATCACCCGCATTTATCATAAATTATTCCTCGTGTGCATATCAAGAATAGTTTTTACAGTATTATTTATGTTTTTGCCATCTACATACATGACTCTATTGTCATACATGTCTTGACATAGAATATAAACAACAATGATAAAGTCCGAATATGTATCAAGTGTCTCTGTTTCTTTATCTTCGGACATTTGTGGTATTCCTGTATAATTTTCAATATAATTTTTAGCAATATCTAAAAATAGTTCAATATTTTTATTTTCTTCTTCACTAACTTCTGATAATCTTAAATAATTAGTTATATCTTTTGCAGTGATTTCACTTACTTTCATTGTTTGTCCTCCTTTTAGGAAGTCTATTTAGATGCTGGGTCTGTTGCACCAGATACTGCAACGGCTATTTTTTGTGTATTTTCTACTTTAGCATCTAATTCAGAGTATCCAACAACACCTATTGCGTGTTGTGTAGCAAATTTTTCTAATAAAATTTGAATTTCCATTTCTTCTGTTTCTTTTATAGCAAGTCCAGAAAAATCTCCATAGAATACAACGGCTTTTGATGCAGTTCCTAATTTTTCTACTTTCTCAGAACAATAAACAGGTTTACCTAATAATTCGTAATCCCATTTTTCATTAAACGCTCTATTTAAAATATAGTTTCCATCGCTATCTTTTAATTTTCTTATTTTCTTTCTTGTGTCTCTATTCATGATCCAATAAGCGTTTGCTTGATATGCGTCTGGAACAGTTTCTTGAATATCTATTAATTCATCTGCAGTTAAAGATGATTTTGCTGCTAATGTTACTTTCATATTTTCTGAATCATATGAGCCTACAATTCCTAAAATTTTGTCAGATGTTCCATTTAACATTTCATTTTCATAGAATAATTTAAATTTCTCAGCCATTTTGTTTACAACATAATCTGTTAAGTTTATATCTGTATTATTAATCATAGATTTAGATATCTTTGTTAATGCTCCAATTAGAAATCCTGTCAATTCTACTGTAGCAAATTTTCCAGAGTGTGAAACTAATTCATCAAATTCTGTTGCATATCCAACTGATACATCATCTGTTGAGTTGTCGTATTTTGGAATAGCTAAAGTTCCTTTTGTGTTATATCTTGTAGCACTTGCATATAGTGGTGATATTTCAATTACTTTATCAATAACTTTTTGTGCTATTGTTTTTGGTATAATTGAACCATTATCTCCTTTTGTAAGTTTTGTTTCAGCATTTTGTGGTACACCATTTACATAGTTTCTTATAAATGTAGCAAATGCTTTAACATCTTTTTCTTCTTGTGTTAATTCTTTTTCTCCTTCTGGTTTTTTACATTCCATTTCATTAATTTTTTTACATCTTTCTAATGTAGCATCAATATTTTTTATTTCTTTTTCTACATTGTCAAAATCTTTGATTTCTTCATCATTCATAGCTCTGTTTTCAACTTTTGCCTTGTTTAATATTTCCTCCATTTTTGATTGTAATTCGTTTCTTTTTTCCATTAATTCTTTTTCATTCATGTTTTTTACCTTCCTTCTTTAAAATTTTTATAAAATAAAAAAACAACTAAATTAATAGCTGTTTTTGTTATTTTTTAATATTAAATAGTCTTTTTTCAAAATCAGAATAATCTAACTTTGGTTCTTCTGCTTTTTTAAGCATATTTTTTAATGACTTTGGTACATTCTTGTAATTTTTAAATAAATTAGATGCACATGCAGCAACTTGTTTTTGCTCTTTTATTAAATTGACATCAAATGTATCATCCACTTCTTTTGCTCCTAGCCAACTTTCAGCATTTATAAGCTCTTTTATTTTTTCTTCGTCGACTTTTGCTTTTTTCATATAAAGTGGTATCATAGTACTATTTTCAATAGTATTTAAAACATCTATGCATTTTTGAAAATCTAATGCATTACCATAGCAGATATTTATTGGTTTATGTATCATTACAACTGAATTTTCATAAATATTTACATCGTCACCCATCATCAAAATAAATGTACCTGCACTCGCACACAATCCATCTACATATGTATGAATTTTAGTTCCAGTATCTTTTAATCTTTGTAACATACTGCATATTGTAGTTGCTACAAATACTTCTCCGCCCTGGTGTATTCATAAATATGTTTAAGTCTGATATATTTCCTAAATTATCAAGTTCTTCTTTGAAACTTTGTAATCCAATTAAATTGCTATCTTTTTCGCCAGTCCACCAGTCAGTATCATCTGTAACTATTTCACCATACAAGTAAAGGTCAGCACTTGCATTTGGTATTATGTTTTTAATTTCATAAAACTTATTCTTCAATTTGCTCACCTCCCTCCGCTTCTTCACCATTTTGTTGTTTATTTTCCTTGTTGTTTTCATCTATCTTTTTGTCGTCCTTGTTTTCTTCACCCATTTTAACTGTTTTGTTAGTGTTTGGTGTATAAATTTGTTTTGTTTTTGGGTCAAATAATACACTTCCTAAGCTTAAATTTACTAAATCTAAACCTTCAAGTGCGTCATCGCCCTCTAAATATCGAACTTCATTTATTGTTTTAAATCCAGATTCTATTGCAGTTTTATATGCCTCATATCTTTCTTTTATAGTACATCTGATTAATTCTGTATAGTCTGGTGCAAAATAATAAGACTTCTTTTCTTTTTCAAGTAAGAAGTCTCGATTTAAGGCAGTACAAAATGCTGTTGCGATTGGCATAATTGCATTTTTTAAGAAATCCTCATTTGTTTTTCCTATGTGAAATATTTCTTTTACCTCTTCACTAAAAGTTTTATTTTTTTCATTTAATTGATTTTCAACTGATGTATTTGATGCTTCTTGAAATTCCATCCCATCATTTAAAATTACACAACTAGACTTTCCAGCAAAGTAATCATTCCATTGTTCTTTTAATATTTCCATTCCTTTTTCATCTAAATGTTTTTGTGCTCTCAAAAAGCCTTTTTTATTTCCGCCTGTTCTCATTAGTTCTAAATCATATATTATTCTTTTATATGCTGTTTCCAAGCTTTTACTTATTTCTTTTGTGTATCCTGTTCCGTATGCTCCATTTTTTGTATTTCTTAACAATTTTATGAAATCATACGGTCTATAGCTTTTCCCATCAATTAATATGTAATAATTTTTATATATTGCATCGGTATTTCTTTCAAATAAGACCTTCTTTTCTTCTACATAATTTAGTCCAACAAAATTATTACCTTTTTTGTTGATATATGCATATCCGCCTTTTCCTAAGAGGTAATCTTCTGCAATTGCTTTTTTGAATTGAAACCCATCCAAGGTATCTTTTGTATCTAAATTTATAATATTTACTCTGTCATCTTCTACTTCTGATGTCTGTTTCTTTCCATCTTTTGTTGTTTTTTTGTATAACTTAAATGGTATCATTGCAAATGAATCACAAATTAGCCCCACTGCACTTGAAACTGCAGGTATCATTAATACTTTTTCTCTGTCAATTTCTTCTCCAGATATCAAAGCTTTTAGTATTACATCGTTTACCGAATTTTCATCAATAATTGTTTCTTTATTTGCTTCATTTTTTATATTTCTTTTAAAAATATTTCTTATTTTCACTTTTCTCACCTCCTAAAAACTTTGACATACAAAATTATCTTCATTTAACATTTTTTGTTGTAATAAATAAGTCGCTATAATTGTACTTACAACCATATCGACTTTTCCACTAGATTTTTTCTTATTAACGTATTTATTTAAGTTAGTATCTTCTGTGCATTTTGCGTTTTGAAAATTTATTTCATATAATCTGTCACCATCATAACTAAATTTTCTTTGTAATATACTTTCTTGTAAAAATTTTGTCGGTGGATGTAGAACACTTGAATGTTGTTTTACTTCAACTGTCTCATATCCTGCCTCTTGAAGTTTATTTGCTGTAGAAATACAATTATATCTATCATAACCTATCTGTACGATATGAACACCATATTCTTTTTCTAAATTCATAATAAATCTTTCAACAAAACTATATGATATAATTTCCTCTCCGCAAGCAAAACAACTTCCATCTTCTATAAATCTTCTATAATCTGTCCTTTCTCTTCGATTTTTTTCTTCAATTCTTTCAGTAGGAATAAAAGCCCATGATTTTGCAAATATCATATCATCTTCTATTGTTACCATTGAAACTGATGTATTATCATTTGTCATTGCTAAGTCTAGTCCTACATATACATCTTTTCCGTTCCAATCAAATACTCCTCTTGTGTTTTTACATAATCTTAATTTATCTAAAGTTATAAACTCTTCACCAGAATTTGATGGCATGAAATAATTCATATGTTTTGTTAAAAACTCAACTCTTTCATCTGGCTTTGCTAGTGCTTTTTTTCTACTGTCTCGAATTTCGTTATAATTTTCTTCAACTCTTAACGGATTTGCCATTTGCAATCCAATGTCATCCCATAAATGTTCTTCTGTTGCATAATATACTAACGCAAATAATCTTTCATCTGTTTCAAGCCCCTTGTATATTTTTTTTAAATAATCAAGTTCTCCTAGCATTATTGATTTATCCTCTGCATATGCTGATGTCAATCTAAACATTAATGGATTTCTTATATTTAATTGACCAGATTTCATTGCTTCAACATTTGAATTATCTTTCATTGCTCCAAATTCATCTGCAATAAAAGCACTTGGTTTTATTGAGTTATTTCTATTTGCTTCTGCTGTTCTTGGCTGATAAAAACTATGTGTTAATGTACACTCTAATCTTCCACTCAATGTTTTAGGAATGTTAAAGTATTGACCAACCGATGGACTTACATTTAAAATTTGTGATATTGCTTTTTTAACTTCACCTGCTAAATCTCTGTCTAGACATATTGAATAAAATTCTGAATAATCATCTTCAGTCAACATTAATATTATAAATATTAGTGCTGCCAGAAAAGTTTTTGTATTTTTTCTTGGTATAAATAAGTCAACTTCTCTGTATCTATACTTCTTAGCATCAGTCTTATATCTCCACCCAAAAATATTAGCAATAAAAAAAGCCTGGAAATTTTCCAAACCTTCGTATATGCTTTTGCCAACAATATGTAATCCTGTCGCAAAATTTAATAATTTTAAAATGCCTTCAATTATCTTAATTTGTTTTGTATCAAAATAATAAGGATAATAGTCATTATTTTGTTTTTCTAAATCTTCTAAAAACCATTTGCACTGTGTTTTAACTTCAAATGTTGTTATTTCTTTTCCACTTATGCAGTCTTGAGCATATTCTTTTGCTTTTTCTAATAACATTACGCTTCACCTCTTAATACTTTCAAAAGTGGATTATCTATCTCTCTGTCTTCTTTTTTCGGTACGCATCTTAATGCAGATGCTATTGTCATAACATTTTCTTTTTCAATGTCCAATAGCATTTTTCTTTTTGCTTGAATTTGTTTATCTATAGTAGACATTGAACTCATCATTTTGGCTAGTGATTTAGCGTATTCCAATTTATAATCTATTAATTCATCTATATTTTCTCTATCTTTTAGTTCTGCAATTAATTCTTTTTCTTCTTCTCTTAATTTAGATATCAAATTATAGCATTCTTCTCTTCTTTCTTCTAAATCAAAACATTCTGCTTGGAGTAAACAATATCTATTTATAACAGCTTCATAAATTGCGTCATTTTTATCTATATTTTTTAATATTTTTTGTACTCTTTTAAATTCTTTATGAGCGACTTTATTTTGTCTCACTTCTTTTCTTTCTTTAAGTACTATATCTGTACTTAATGATTTCTCTCCTTCTTCTCTCATCTTAAGTTCAGCTTTTGTTCTATGTGACTTTTTTTCAGATGTTAATACCTTAAATGGTTTTGTTGGCGTTGGCATATTGTTCATCTCCTTTCTTGTATTATTGTTTTATGTTGATGTGGGAATTTTTTTTAAGCGAAGGTATGCAGTCGGTGTAAAAATTTATTTTTGTTTTTTGCCTTTGATGGTAGGGGGGATTGTTAGGTTAAAACTCTAACCATTTTCCTATTGGATTGTGCTTAATACACTTTTCACATTTCATTTCATCTCTTTTAAACCCATAGTCACAACTATAAACTGCTGATGGACATCTATATAAGAGTCCCTTTATTACCAACTTATTTTTTATTCTACATAATAGTGGTATTTTCTTTTTCATTATTTTTTCTCCTGCTCATCTATTATTCTTTGTACCGCTTCTCGTGGTATCTCTCCACTCTCACACATCTCATGATGATAACTACATACTGTTATTAGGTTATTATTGTCTAATCTTCTGTTATAGTTTTCGTTTATTGGTATGTTGTGATGCACACTTAGTTCATTCATGTTATACTTTGTTACTGTATTGTACAATTCTCTAATGCATATCTGACATAGATATAAGTCTCGCCTCTTTATCTCTTCTCTCTTTCTATGCCATAAGCTTGTCCACCTGAACCTATCCGCTTCTGTTACTTCTTTCTTTCTGTTTGGCTTTTCTTTGCATATATATTTACTATCATGTATCTTGCCACAATATTGACAACTCTTTAGCATTTTTCATCATCTCTATTAACTATTGTTTTTATAAAGTCTATATATATTCTTATAACTTTATCTAGTATAGCATATATAATTGCTACACTTAATGCTCCGCAAAATATAGCTAGTGGACTTAGTATAATTGATAACATAATTTCTAACATTGCTATTCTCTCCTTTTTAAGCAAAAGAAAAAAGCACCTAAGTGCTTTAATTCTTCCAATGATATCCACAGTTTTGACAAACTCTCATTGTCTTTGTTGTGTTCTTTATTTTCTTCCTTTTCCCAATGAATATTGCTGCAAATAGTGCTGGCACAGTCAAAAACAACCATTTTACTAGTATCCACCACCATCCTACACAAATCCACCATATTATTCCATGATGTTTGGTAACTAACTTTTGTTCATTTACAACTTGAACATTTACATTTTCACTTCCACACTTTGGACAATTCATTATATCATCTCCTCTCGATAATATAATTATAACATATTTTATTTAATATTTTGTCGTTTTTTGTCGAATGTGATTTTATCTTTAATATTTTTGTAATATTTTTTCTATTTTAGTAATTTGTTTTTTCTTTATTCTTTTATTTTTAGTTCTTCTATATATTTTTATATATTCATATATTTTTGACCATCTTTTAAATAGTATTTCTTTTATTTTTTCATATATTTGCATTATTACTTTTATTACTGGCTTAACTGCTTCTATTATTTGACTTTTTATGTTTTCCATTTGTTCTTCTGTCATTGTGTTTTCCACTTATATCACCTCTATATCTAAAACAATAATCATAATATCTGCATTGTTCACATTTTCTTTTCATGCAATTTGCATAGTTAATCTTGTCTCTCATAATATACACACTTTGTACATATAGTATCATTGTTTTTGAATATTCTTATTTCACAATCAAACTTGTTTTTGTTTTTACATTTTGAACAATGCTCTTTTTTATATTTTTCTATTCTTTCTTGATTAGTCATATGTACATCTCCTTTTTTGTTTATAAACACTACGAAATATGTAAATTATATATAATTGCACTCTAGAACTAAACGGCTATTATTTGCCATTCTGCTATATATATGTTTACATACTTCGTACTATTTACATATTAACTTATTTGCTTTTTGTGTTATAATAGTTATACAATATGTCCTTGTAGCTCAGCTGGACAGAGCAACTCTTTTGCGAAGAGTTAGGTCAGGGGTTCGAATCCCCTCTTGGAATTTTTACCAGTTTGTCTGGTATTTTTTATTTTACATTAATTATAATAATAAAAAGAATAGACATTTAAAACATCTATTCTTAAATCAACAAATTGGTTGTCACTTGGACTTATGAGATATT